TAACCATGTTATAAAGAACTACGTTGTCCGGGATGAGGTTTTCTACCTTGTCGGCGTATACTTTTTTCGTTATATTCCCGTATTACTACGGGCACTGACTATATCATCACCTTTTTCAAGGGTCTGGCGCTGTAAAAGCCTTTGTTGGTAAATGGTTTCTATGTATCTAAATTTATAGCGCATAGATTTGAATTGAAGAATAAACTCTCTAACATACTCCCACAGTTTAAGTGAGTCCGCCTGTCCAAATTTAAGGTAAGGGTAGTGCTTGTTACGTTTAGAGCTTTTTTGCGATCCAAATTTAACATTAACATTAAAATTGTCGCTAAACCAAAGTCTAATCTTATCTAGAGATTCTATAGATTCGCTACATAGGTAGATTCTAACTCTACCTCCGTATAACTTTTTTCCGCTTTTAATTTTAGATATCGAGGGTTCTATATACCCGTCATCTATTAAAAGCATAGCTAACGCCATTTCAGGATGCTCTACGAACCTTAGCATTCTAGATAGGTCCTTGGAGTTATTTGGATAGCACCATTTTCTCCATGATCTAAGACGCTTAACGCATACTGAAACTTGTAAGGCTCCATTTGATTGAGGTCTTACATTAACAGTACGGTTGAATATCTTAGATAGTAAGGAAGCTTTCCACTTAAGGATATCGGCTTGTTCTTTACAGTGACCTATTGTAAGTCCTCCGTATAGCTTGCCTGCATTTCTTATGTAATGCAAACAACCGTCTCCCATAGCTAAACACATAACTAGACTACGTTTATCTCTATTATTCATTTTTTACCTCTAACCCGCTTATAGCGATCAAGATTACTTAGCTTTTTAGTCGATGAACCTTCCGACTTAGTTTGTCGGCTTGGCTGCTGATTGCCCTAGATTACTAGGGTTTCCAGCAATTCACCAGATTTTCTAGCATAATGCTAGGAGGGGTCTAACCTCAACTATTCTAAAAGTTAAAAAAGTCCATCAAGTTGTGATACTGTTACATTTTGTGCCATTTTAATTTCTCCTTAAATACCATTTGAATTACTTAGTTTGTTATTTTCATACCAACTAAATAAGCCTTCTTAAGCCAGAGTTCGGGTATCCAAGAGCCCTATTAAGGGTATCTGAGAGCCGTATACTACTAACTACAAGCTAAACTTATAGTAGGTCGTTACAAAGGGGCATTTGTTGTGCCCCAAGTTAATAATCGTTATTAGCTATACATCCAGTCGCTTAGCTTCTGTTTCTTAGCTGGTTTCTTGTTGGCTTCCTGCTCAGATCTGTCCTTGCTAGATTTGCCTACATCTTTAATGCTCTTAGTAGAAGGTACAGCTTGTGATTTCTTGTACTTGCTTACTTGGTATTTATTAAAGCGTTTAACCACGTCACTACCTAGAAGCTCTTCTAAGATCTCTTCTCTGCTGGCTCCAAACATCTCTCCCAAATCCTTACGCATCTCTTTACGAACGATGTTAAGGGCTTGCTTAGGTGAAATCTGTTTGTCGTGCTCAAGGGCTGTAAGCATTACATCACTCATACGTTTCATAAGATAAGGGCTGTTTGGCATATCACTCTCTTCTAGAGCGCTAATAAAGCCTTCCTCTAGCTTAGTCTCATGTTCCTGTACAGCTCTCTCATACTCCATCTTTTGACGTAGTTCTGATTCTTCTTTAGCTTTAGCTCTGATCTCTTCCAGCTCTTTTTCTAGACGCTCCCGCTCACGTTGATCTGGGGATTTCATCTCTTCTTCAAGCTCTTGATTAATAATCTTCTGAGCAAACTCTTTTACGTCAATTCCAATAGCGGGGTCTGATAACACAGCTGCTGGATTAGACTTAAGTAGCTCTACTAAGGAACGTACTTCTTTTTCATACTCTCTAGCTTTCTGGATATCCTTACGAGCTTTTCTAGATAACTGAAGCTCTCGTACTAGGTCTTCTTCAGAGCCTTCCCAGTCTACGTCTTCTCCGTCTACTTTAAGCTTGTATTTGTGTTGTACCTTCTCTAGTTTAGCCTTGGCTGCTTCTTTCTGCTTAGACGAGGCTGCGTCTTTTACCGCTTGTTCAGCTGCTTGTAGCTCTTCCTGAGCAGAATCTGATAAATCAGCTTCTCCGCCCTCTGCTGATACAGCAATAGCATCGCTACCTTCATCGCCCATTAAGGCTTCTAGGTCTTCTGCTGTTACGTCCTCAGACTCTACTACCTGTGATTCTACTTCTATGTTTCCGTTTTCTTCTGACATTCTTGTCTCCTTTTTTAAGCCGCCTGATTTAGGGTGGGCTGATTTAAAGGGGTCGCCCTTACGGTAGACCTCTTATGTTACTTACTTAGCATCAGAGCCGCTAATCCCATCATGGTATAATTAACGTCTGGTCCGGTTTCTCCAGTTTTGAAGTTGCTGTCTGCAATCATCATTTGAGGCCACGTTACGGCTCCAGTGTATGATCGTAGGTAGTTAATAGTTAATTGCTTACGTTCCTGATCTACAAGACCTACATTGTAGGCTAGCGAAGTAATCCACGGTTGAGGTCTGCCTCTAGGTCCGTTACTATCTATCATAGAAAGTCCTGATTTGTAATCTTTACCAAGCTTACACAAAGACCATAGATTTAAAGCGCATATGTGTTGAGTGTAGAATATCTGACCAGCTACATCTTTAGTATACATTGCAGGTACGTGCTTAAAGTACCAAACTCCAGCTAGTACATAATGCAGCTTAGCAATTAGTTTCCATACTCCTCCTAGCTCACTAGCAGCTAGCTCTAGTATAGCTTGGCTAGTTAATACTCCAGGGCCTGTTAGCGGGTTAGCTAAGCTAAATCCTATGTTCTTACCTTTAACTGTCCACTCTTCGGCTGTTACGTTTAAGCCAAAGTTAGAGCTTCTATTTGAAACTTTGCCCTTTTCATTCCAGAGAATACCAAAGCAGTTCTTTAGATAATGCGTAGCCACTTTCTTAACTAGGGGCTTATTGTCTATGTTCCACAAGATATAATTAAATACCCAACTACTCATCCCATCTCCGCTAGGTCCTAGATAGGGCTCGCCTTCAGAGCCATCAGGTCTACGTTCTCGATATAACGATCCGTTAGGTTTAACTACTAGCTCAATTAGAGACTGTGCTGCTATAGGATTAAATAGTCCTAATCCAGACTGCGTTAGTAGCGTATGTGTCTCTTTACCTAAGAATATATGTTCTCCAGGCTTAGTCTCCTTAGCGCTATGGATAAGGCTCTCTAGATCGTGTTTAGGGCTTGGTAGGACTTCTATATCACCGAAGTCATTCCTTACCCTCAAATAAAAATAAGGCGTATACAACATTTGAAGCAGTACGAATATCATGTTCAAAGGCCACAGCAATACAGCTAGTGTCCACCTTAATATTTGATGTGCGTTCATTATTAGAATCCTTCGCCAATAATGTTAGCCATACCCTCAGCTGCTGTAATAGGTAAATCTGGATTACCTGCTGGAGCTGGCATATTAGGTAAGCTTACTCCATCAATAGCAGCTGCTGGATTTACAGGAGCTAGAGAGGCTCCAGAACCCTCTACAGGAGCAGGGGCTCCTTCTGGAGGCATTCCACCTTCTGGAGGCATTGGTGCTCCCTCAGGGCCTTGTGGAGCGTCTGGTGGGATAGGTTGCTGACCTAGAGCTACTAGAATGTTAGGGTCTGTAGTCTTGAGAGCTTCGATGTGCTCATTGATGTGCTGAGTAGCAGCTGCAATAAGTTCTGGATTGTCTCTAAGAGCTGGGTCATTAAATACAGCCTTATGTTGCTTAATGTGAGCAATATGATCGTCTGTAATCATTACAGGAGGGGATACTCCATCCATAAGCTTCTCGTTCTCAGCTCTAATTAAGATAAGCTCGCTTTGAGCACCTTCAACCATGCTGTCTAGGCTGCCTGTGTTAAGTACAGTAAAGTAGTCCTCTACGTTGTCAATGATGTTGTACTGAATTAGGTTGTTGGCCATCTCTAGCTTACCGCCAGTAGTTCTGCTGACAGGGTTAGCTACTTCTACGAATACTCGGTTAATTGATTGCAAATCGTCGCCTTTGAACTTCTTGAGCAAGGCTCGTTTGTTTTGACCTACGATAGCGGCTACGCGCTCTGTCTCAGCAAAGTCCTTAAGCAAGTTAATCGTACCAGTGCCTACGTCTTCCATGAGTTTGATATAGGAATGTTGGAGTCCAGAGATAAACTGAATAGACTGAGCTTGGATTAGGGCTAGGGAGTTACCAGATCTTAAGCTGGCTTCTGGATTACCACGAGTAACGCTGTTGATACCTGAGATAGTCTCCATAGTAGACTCTAGCTTATTGAGCATATTGAATACTTCAGCTGGAGTTTGAGTTAGGTTTAGAGCCTCAGGCTTGTTCATGCCTTGTTGGTACTCTATGATGTTAAGACCGCCGTTAAGCTGCGTTAGGTTAATATCAGAGCCCTTAGGTAGCATAATATTCTGCACACCGAAGGCATTCTGGTTTGTGATGATAGTGCTGTTTAGCATGTTGATAGCTTCTTGAATCGGAAGAAGGTCAAACAGGGAAGTATATCCAAACGGAGTTCCCATAATATCGGCATATCGGATATCAAAGCATGGAATAAATCTATAGGGTAGTGGAATGTCAATTAGCGGAGTTTCAGCGTCTGCAAACATCATGTATCGGCCTTCAGGAACGGCCTCTGTGCGCTTGTGGAAGAACTCATATACTGGGATGTCATCTGTTTCGTTACTACGTCCAATAGTCAGGCGGTAACTGCTTTCGCTGTCTCTAGTCTCAATAGCAATAAGCTGCTCTTCGTACTCAGGGTACTTGGCAATCAAGTTAGCCTTGTTGATATATGATTTTACGATTAACCACTCATGCTCTTGGGAGTCGTCTTTATGTACGTCTCGGATAACACGTAATGGATGTAGGGCTTCATATTCAATATCCCCATCATGTATATAAGTACCTGTGTCTTCATTAAAGCCTACTACTTCGCCTGAAGTAGCGTTCCAGCCCATCTTAACCCAACCTTCTCCCAATACTACAGCATAGTCTACGGATTTCTTCATAACCCGTTCCATGTTCTTTTCTCTCATGTAGTAATCTAGGAGTCCGTTAGCTAGATAGGCTTGGCTAAGGGATTTACTGTCTGTATTAACAGCTTGTGCTTGTAGGGCAGGTCTTTGGCTAGTCGTGAGGTTAATCATATGCTCGCCGATGTTCCTGAAGTGATTTACAGGGAAGAATACTAACTCACCTTGCTCTCCAGTCATGTTAAGTTGGTGAGATTCTACGTTAAAATCGTCTAACTCACTGAAATTACCGTGGTAGAACTTCCAGCTCTTGTACATCTTAGATAGCAGCCCGGAGTCCAATAAGGAAGCTTCCCAGTCTTGCACCTTACCTACTAGAACGTCTACGCATTCGTCTGTGTCTTTAGCCGCAAAATACTGATATCGTTTTTGTTTTTTATCTTCTTCCATAATGAAACCTCGGTTTATTTGTTACGCTTCTTTATAAAGAGGCCCTTGAACGCCTCTTGGGTTGGGGTCAGGTAAGTCTGATTCACAGCTCCCATTTGATAGGAGTGATCTACGCCTTTGTTGGGGTACGGATTCTTATGCCAAGCCACCATACGCACTAAATATATCATTCCATCCAGGAGATCGTAGTGTTTTGCCTTCGCTGTACGTTCAAAAGTACGCATATTCTTGGCCCAAGTCGCCGCTTCTAGTTGGTATATTAAATTTTTACATCTTGGATGAATTATAATTTTATGTTGTTGTAGTTTAATCCTAAGATTGTTGATAGCCGCAGCCTTATCATCTTTAGGCACTGGTACAAAAGTAAGGCCGTGTAGCTGTGCTAAGTCATTTAATAAGATAGGTTCATTATCACTTACCCTAAGATAAACTGGCCTGATATTACCGTTAATATCTTTCCACAGCTCAGTCTCTTTTCGTACTACCTCGGTGGCTATTCCTTCACTAGTTACCTGACTTCCGTTAGCAAGGTATTCATCTTCAATTACTAGCTTACCTTGATTGAAGTCTAGATATGCAAATAGGACTCCGGTATTATCTGTGACTCCTGGGTCCATAGAAGTATACGCATCGTAATAAGACGGTCTTGGGTTTTCTTTGACGATATGCGTCTGTAGCTCATGCGTAAACTCTGGTATTACCATCGACTCAAGTTCGGAAATTATCATGCATAGATACTCACGTTTCCAAGTAGATGAGTCTTCTCCTCCAGATAGCTCTTTTAATATCTCTACCTGCTCTGCATCTAGATGAGATCTGAGATGTGGCGGATCGTTTTTAACTGCGTCTAATACTTGATAGATAGTCTGCTCAATGTAAGCATCATTTAGCTTAGCTTCTCGTATAAAGTCTACGAAGTCATGTCCTGTAGATTTAGGCGCAGAACTAGACAGAATTAGTCTGCCTTTTGTGGTTAAGGTTTGAGGTAATAGAATATCTTTAATTAGGTACTCTAGGTCCTTTACGAAACCTGCCTCGTCTATAATACCTAAATCGGTACTAGTTCCCCTGAGTCTTTCAGCATTGCCTTCATCAGCCCCTTCGATTTGAAGCTTAGCTCCATTATGGAACTTGTAGCACCTATCGTGCTTGTAATATCTTGGTTTGATTTCTTCTGGGCAATCTGATAATACCTGTGGCATATTCTGGCTAATGATCTTAGTAGCCATTACGGAAGTTCCGCATACATAGTGGACGGTAGCATTGGGAGTTTGTAGGCAAGTCTCAATAGCTAGTACTAAAAGGCCGTAACTCTTACCTGTACGTCTAGATTGATTTACTACTGGTAGTTTGTATGCGTTATCTATTAAAAGCTGTCTAACTTTTTTCTGAGCCGAGTTGAGTTTCCAGTGTAGAATACCCTTCTTCCATAGAAGAGCTACTGCCTCATTCTTAGTCGGCTTTAGGCTTAGATTTTTGCCCTGCTGGGTCTTTGGCTTTGCTGACTTTTTTGGCATTAGACTTCCTTGTCTGTTTAGGTTCTACAACATCTAAGACGCCTTCCGGCGGCATCATGAGAGCTAAGGCATCTTCTACGGACAATGCCTCTGATTTCTTAGACGTGCCTTCAATTACTGTGGGATCTTCCTCGATCAACCGCAAGTTCTTTACTAGCATGTCATACATTCTAACTTCATCAGTAGTTAATAATCTGTCTCTTGAAATTTCATTAAGTCTATCCAGCTGCTGTAGAGCAATCTCATATTCGGGTCTGGACATCTTAATTATACTAGACATATTATCGACGTTTAGTTTGGTTGTTTAGGATAGCGCCGCCTGATAAGAACATTAGCTTGTTCTCCATAGACTGAACTCTATCAACTATGTCCTTTTCAATCTTACGTGCTTGGTTCCATTGAGTGTAATGCAAGAAACCTAAGTAACCTAAGCTACCTACTACTGCAATACTCTCGGCTAATGAAAGGGGATTAATAAATGATTTAATTACCAAAGCTGCAAAGCCTAGGATAACTACTGTTGGGATATGCTTGTTAACTTCCATTATTTCACCTCATCAGCTTTTGGAGCTTGTTGTTGAGCTAGGTTATCACTAAGTAGTTTTTGAAGCTGCTGCAGTACGTCTACTAGATATTTATCTAGACTGGAGATGTGGTGAATTTCGCTGCCTGGAATAGTGCAGAGTTGGATGGATTTTCGGTACTGTGTAAGCTGCGCAGTATGCGCTCGTACCTTGGCTAATTGCTCTTCTGTCATGTCGTTTCCTCTCAACCATCTCTTACGAGGTAGGCTTTGGTTTTATGCTAGCCTCTTACGAGGTTAAGCTTATTAAGTTAAGATGCTGAGCTGTGATGAGCTTGTATTAACATCTGCGAACAGGGTTTCTCCCTTAGCTGTAATCTTACTTGCTTCGTATTTGTTATACCGGAGTTTAATAGTTATTCCTTTATATAAGTCTTTGAAGGGACTACTTCTTCTTGATCCTGATACTTTCCGTTATAGAGCATATCAATAGATCCTTCAGGCTTATGGAAGTATAGCTGCCCTATCTTCATATTAGGGTAAATAAAGGTAGGCTTAACTACAGTAATCTCAAGGACCCAGAAGCCTCTAAAACCAATGTCTCCAAATCCTGCCGTAGCATGTACACTAATGCCTAGCCTAGCTAGAGAGGACTTGCCTGTAATCATGGGAACTACGTTGTGGGACTCAGTCCACTCATTAGTTCTAGCTAAGTATAGCTCATGTGGATGTAATACCATGCCTTCTGACGGAATCTCCCTAATCTCTACTTTATTGTCCACTCTAGGGTCTAATACTAGAGGTTTATACACTTTAATCTCGGGGTGTAGGGTAACGTCTACGGAGTTGGCATTGATATTAGAGCGCTTAATCGGATTGATTACAATAGTGCCGTCTTTTAAAGACTTTTTAATCGCTGCTGCTGTTAACATCTTGAGCTTCCTTCTTTTCTACTTGATGCTTCATAATATTATACTCCTGCCACAGTAGAGGCTCTGGCAGGCTGCTATACACATTCATTAGTTTTTTGTGGTGATTCTGCAATTGTGCATAGGTACTACCATCTGCGACCTTAATCTCTTCGAGTACTGGAACATCCCTTACGCCTTTTTTCTCTAGGAGTTTGGCAATTTCAGTCAACATTTGCTTTTTAGACAATGCGAATTTACTCATGCTTTAGGAATCTCCCCTTTTTTACTAGCGTTAAACATAAATTCACCGTCAAAGGCATCTTTAGTTGATTGTTCGTTATTTTCAATTGAAGTTTCTAGCTGTTTAATTCTAGCTGAGGATCTATCTACAAACTCTTCTACCTCTTTCATCATGTCCGACACCTTCATAGTATCTTCTAAAGCTTCTAACTGAGCTTTTCTAGATTTAGCATCTTCTGTAGAGCCTATAACCTCGAAAACATCGAAAAACTGCTCGTTAATGTCCTTGATAGTCTTATAGATGATAGCTCGCTCAGCTGTGGAGCCTCTATTCATATGCTTAGCGGCTTTTAGGTTACTATCTACTAATACTTCCAATAGTTCTTTTAGATCTTCAATAAGTTTCTTACTCATACACCAATATTAGCGTATTTCTAGGGCTTTGGCAAGTATTAACTTAACAAATCACCGTATTTTTCTAAAAGACGAGCCCGCTCATGCTCATTTTCAACAGAATTAAGGGAGTCCTTGATATATTTAATATCTTCTGGAGTTAATTGCTGCTTTATCTCAGGAAATTTATCTCCCAAGTACAATTCAGCTTCAGCTAAGCGTCTTTTAGTGATGCCTGGTAGTTTATCTTTATTAGATCGCAGCATAATCTCGGCAGCAGCTCCCATGTCATCTCCTGTAGCAACTTTATGCTGTAACATAGGGCCTATAAGCTGCGGATTATTGTAATAAAGGCTTAACAGGGCTGCATGTTGGTTGGTTTGGAGCGGTGGGCGCTCCGGTTCCCGCTTAATTTTACGCTTATATTCAGGTAATTTGATCTTAAGAGTCTCTTTAGCTAATAACTGTGACTGTTCAGGAGTTAAACTGCTCTGAGACGCTCTCAGTTGCCCTGTATTGATCGATAAGTTCTTGGCGGCACGTTGGGTCGCTGGGCTATTTAAGTTCGCTCCTACACCAATTGTGTCGATCTGAGAGGTGTCCTTGTACACTGTAGGACTCATTCCTTCGTGTTCCTCCAAGAATCCGAATGTAGTATCTACTAGCTCTGCATCAGGGTCCTCAATTTGAGACTGCTCTACGGCTGGCTGGACTCCTAATCGTACTTCCGCTAGCTTATCTTTATTTAATATCTTCTTTAGATCCATAAGAACTACTTCCTGTGAGGCGGTTGAGAAGTTTTGATAGTTTATTGAGCCGAGGACGGCGATTACCAGACTCCAATTTCTTAGGTTTATCGCCATATACTGACTTTAGCATACCTTCTAGGTTTTTAACACTATTAACTGGATTATTAGCCATACCCTTGATTTGTTTAGTCTGCTGTATTGAGGTCTTCAACCAAGGCGTCTCTAACTAACTTCCTAGTATAAGCCTCATAGCTCATTAAATCAGTTTCTTCAACGCCATAACGCCTATCTCTATCATCTAGCTGCTCTGACATTATTAAGTATCTGAACTTATTATCGTGACCCCTGGCTGACACTAATACTCTAGCAGGTCCGTACACTATCTCACCGTTATGCAGTAATACTACCCGCTCGTCGTAATTAAATAAAGGCTTTACTTGTATTGTCATGCAGTTACCTCCTTGTAACTAGCTATATCGTAATTAGTTTACACTTGTCTAGTGTCGGCTACTATCTGCAGCCTCTTACTAGATTCTAGCCTATTCTTGTTATCCATTATCACGACATCCAATGCTTTCTTAGGATTCCGATAGAAGCCTGTAGTGCAATCATTGCCTACCTTAAGGAATAGGCCGCTCCATCTCGTGTGGAAGAAGCTTAGGATAGCCGAGTCAGCTCTAAGCCAGCCTTGTCCAGCATCGAACTCTGCGAACCTCTTATTGATTGATTTAGCTGTAACCTTGTTAGAACTCGGTACAGCGCATATAACGCGTACTTCTCTTCCAACCTTACTACAAAGGGCATGTAGAGCGCTACTTAGCTGCTTACCTCCCTTAGACCGCATAACTCTATAGCTAAATCCATCAGTCACTAAGTAAATTACATGCTTGTCTAATATTAACATAAGCTTATCTCTAAGTATAACACGTATACAAATAAAATGCAACCCTTATTCACTTTCTTATTGAAAATGATACAAAAATATGATATAATCTAGTTATAGATTGTTTAATTCGCAAAGTTAAACACATATGCAGCATACCAAAGAGCTGTTGCAGCATAAACAAACAATGCAGCAAATAAACATGAACAATGTTGCATAAACAAATCCAATAAATGATGCCATTGCAGCGAATGCATAGCAACAATCACAGATTTTATAGCGATTATATCTTTAGGCTGAAGGGGATAGTTATACCCTACTTTTAGGGTGTAAATTCATAGCATTTATGAATAGATCTTACTTAGCTTGTATGCTAATAAATTCAGCTACTTACAAGTACACCCCGATAGGCAATGAATACATTAGTGAATAGATAACACCTTAGTACTGCGAAACTAACGATACCTATGATTTTATATTGCGTGACGCTTAGTGTTATGCGATGTACTAAGTGCAATCATCCCCCCAGTTCCGCAACACCCCCCTTCTTTTTTAGGTAGCTTAATCTGGAAGACTGTGGTATAGTTTGTATATGAGTAACAACTGGTGGAAAGGTTTATCTAAAGAGCAGATAGCTGGTATGAGTTTTACGCTTGCGGAGAGCAGCGCTTTGTATAAATCAAGAGCTTACACTTTTCCAGAAAGTAACGTGTTTAGAGTTGTAGCGATCCCTAAACGTACAGCTATGGAGTTTTTTATAATCCAGCCAGCAGATAGCTTAGGTCTTAACGAAGGCTGGAAATTCGAGCATGTCAGTAGTTATAACGTATTAACTAGCTTTGATCCTAAAAAGGGGTGCTGGGGATTAAAGCCTACAGAGTTAGTGCCTGTAGATCTCAGGCATAGATTAGTCCGAGATAGCTTAAGAGAGGATCTGTTAAAATGAGCAACATAAAAGTAGATTACGTAGATCATATGGGGAATGACTTGACTGTTGTAAATTCAGCTAGGGTTTCCTTTGGTAAAACTAAGACCACGTTAGATGAGTCTGATATTAAGCTTCTTAATTATTTAGCAAAGCACAAGCATTATACGCCATTTGAGCATTGTACGCTTACGGTGCTTGTTAAATGCCCGCTATTTACCCGAAGTCAGATACATAGACACAGGACATTTTCTTACAATGAAATTAGCCGAAGATATACGGCAGAGAAGCTTGAATTTTACATTCCTAAAGTTTATAGGAAGCAGCACGATAAGAGTAAACAGTGCTCAAGTGGTAATTTTGAAAGCTCTGACAACGAGGTGCTAGTCAATAAAACTAAGAAGCTACATAAAGAGAGTATTGAGCTTTATAATGAAATGATCGATAAAGGCGTTGCTAGAGAGATGGCTAGGGGCATATTACCACAGAACCTAATGACTGAGTTTTGGATGACAGGTAATCTCAGGAATTGGATTCATTTTTTAGATTTACGAGTTGATTCCCATGCACAGCAAGAAGTAAGGGATGTTGCGCAGCCGATTTTAGAAATAATTGAAGCTAAGTTCCCAGAAGCATCGAAAGCTTTATTTAAACATTCAATGTCTTCAGGAGGCTAACGGTGGGATTTAACGTAGACGTAAAGCCTTTAATCAAAGTCCTAGTCCGTAAGGAATTCTTACATAACTTTGAAGAAGGACATGGAGAGTTTGAAGAGGGCTATATCTTTGGAGCTTGTGCTATGAAGAGTAGACCCTTATTATTTCACGTACATCTAAAGAGCGGCGCTAAGTTTATACGCCTACCTATCAACGCCTTTTGTACTAAGAAAGATGCGCCTTTAGAGGTTATTGGAGACTTGGAGTTATGGGACTGCTTAGCCTCAGAAGTAAGCTGCCATCAGTACAACTATTTCAAGAACTATGAAGTGCTAGTTAAATTGAAGAGTGGTACACATTGGGGTAGATACTTGCTTACCTTCGATTTTCCGCCCAGCGGAGGATTAGAAGAGACTCCAGATCAACACAAGGACTTTAATCTGATTGAGCTAGAGAACGGCAATCTAGCGCTACAGCCTAATAACACGCTGCTATGGGTTGATGAGCACTTTACAGGTAAGCCTACCGGAGTACCTAGTTATAAGGCAATGCAGAAATATTGGCTAGTTGAACGCGAAGACTTTAGAGACTTTTCAGATGACGAGTCTTATTTTTACATACCAAAGAAAGAAGACTAACATGCAAGGAACAGTAACTGTACTACATTTTATACTATCCATACTGTGTATATATGCGCTGCTAATTAGCGCCTCAGTAGGCACGTTTAATTGGATAGCGATGCTAGCATTTGCGTTTAATGCGGTAGCTATGTTGCGAGCTTTAGACAAGGTATTAAATAATGATTGAAGCTGTCGGCTGGGTAGCCGGGATTCTATTCGCCTTCTGCGCCTTCCCACAAGCTTATCAGTCTTATAAATCTGGACACTCTGTTGGGATTAATCCTTGGCTGCTGTGGATGTGGTGGCTTGGTGAAGTTCTAATGATTATTTATGTATATGTAAAGCATGGATTTGATGTCCCGTTGATGATTAATTATATTGGTAATCTATTCTTTTTAGCTTTTATTATGAAATTCTACTATTTTCCTAGACAACCTAAGTAAACAGTGTTATAGTCTTATAAAGCCCTAAGCAAGGCTCTAAACTGCTTATCATAAAAGGAGATAAATATGAGTAAAAAATCACGTTATATTGGAGTTAGTTTTTCAGCAGGCCGTACTAATCCTTGGAGAAGTAGAGCTTCTATCAACGGCAGTACTATCTTCTTAGGCTACTTTAAAACACAAGCCGACGCAGCTAGGATGTATAACGACTTTATCAAGGCTAGTGAGCTTGATCGCCCGCTAAATAGCCTGTAAGGGTTATTGTGAGAGTAAAAGAAGTTTTAACATTAGTGGCGATTCTCCTGTTAATCACAGGGGCTTCGTCATATCTTTCCTATAAAACCGGACACGGTGAGGGTCAAGTAGCAGCTTGTTCTAAAATAATACCAATTGCTCCGCTACTAAAACTGCTCGTTAAAGACTGCCTAGTAGAAAAGCAACAGCTAATTCTAATTCTAGGAGATGATAGCGAACTAAATGTAGATAGACTATATGAGGAAGAAGATGCTACTGAAGATTCTACAGCTAGTGAGTAAGCTCCACCTTAAGTTTATGCTGTGGAAGAGGGGCCGAATGGGGTTAGTTATACCTAATGAAAACTCCATCCAGCCTTACCACTTTGTCGGTGGATCTGAGTGGGAAATACATAATGAACGTGTAATGGTAAAGACCTCTAAGTGGTTAGTGGAAGAGTTCTTCGTAGAAACATTAGACCCCACTAATTTCTATTTCATTCACCACGGCAGACCAAAGAATAAGTCGCTACCCTTAAGTTTTAGACTAGATTGGGATTCCTTATGGGCTAGTAGCCCTAGATGCGTGTCTTCACCAGAAGACTACAAGAGGCTTTGTAAAGAGCACGTTGAGTTAGTAGATCAAATAGCTCGGAATAAGAGAGGCTTGATATGAAGCTTTATTTAATAGCCTTAGTCCTATCTCTAGGAGCCTGCGCTACAAAAGCCGTAATAGACGAGAAGAGTAAATATAATTTAGTTGACCATAAGGTAGTTAGCCTATATGCTGGTTGTATTGAAGGCTTTATGGAAGTAATTAAACTTGATATGTATAGAAGACCTAAGAAATTTAAGACACCTAAAGAAGCGTCCG